CATGCTGAGACGGTCATCATCATTCTTAATCATCATTCTTATTCCTTGATCTATGTAGTTTCTTTCTTTCTAAACCTAATTTTTGTGCATGATATGTAAAGTTTTGTTTGGACATCCCCCGCATGTTGCCCATCTCTTCCCAAGTTTTAGTTTCAGCATATTGCTCAAACACGGATCTGATTTGATCAGCCTTTATCTTTTTCTTTTGCTTAGTATCATCCATTGCTTGCTTGACTTGCTCATTCGTTACATACTTATTTAACTTTTTCTTTTGGATACCTAAAGCGATTGCTCTTGCTCTCACCCCCGCCCCCGTCATCCCAACCAATGCACCTATCTCAGCCCATGTTTTAGTATCATCGATAGCTTGACGAATTTGCTCATCAGAGATAGTCCCTCTAATTTTAAGACAAGGCTTTACCTTTTTATGCTCCTTGTATACTTCCCCCGTCGCAATCAATTGCTCAAGCATTCGTAGATGATCATTGTCATATTCATATTTCATTTTGCACCTTTTAACTTATGCACAAGTCTGAATGCAACACTGATTGCTTTCATTTCTTTTCTCATCCTTTGCACCTGGTCAATCACTTCAGGTGAGTTTAGAGAACATGAGGATGAGAGAGGGATTTCAAAATCTAGGACAATGCTATCTTGTAGTCCTAGCTTGATTAGTAGTGTATTGCCATACATGGCTTGCTCCTTTGGTGAGTACAAAGTATAAACACATGAAATGATATTTTTTTATTTGAAATGTAGCGAGGCAAGCGCTGCAAGTTCTCCATGTGATGATCCACCAATCCACCGCTCTATTGACTCTCTTACTTGCTTTAGCACATTGACTTGAGAGTAAAGATCAATCGCTTTAGACATGCCCTTATCATGATACTCAGCAATCTCTTTTTCTAGTAAATCCATACGAATGCTTAGCTTGTATGCGATAAGGAAAATATGGATTAGACGAGGTGATACACGATTAGTTATAAGTAAGCGAGTATGAGTAAGCATTAGTTCAGGATCCGTACGATAGAGTATCTCTTCGGTCTTTGTACGAATAAAGCAATTTTTGGGCATTTCGTCTTTAAGTGTATCAATTAAGGTTTGACGCATGCGTCTTAGCTTAGTGTGCTGATTATAAAGCATTAATTTCACTTCAGTAGTGATAGTCATCTCACTCATCTCAAGATGATACTCTACCCAAAGATCATTTTCTCTTTGGCATACCTTACTATGTAGATCAAGGATATCATCATCACTTTTTAAGGGATGATCATAAACCCATGAGGGACAATCTTTAATCGTGCTGAGAAAGATCATTTAGTACACTCTCAGGCTCTACACCACTTGATCTACATGCTTGATCTAAAATGATCCGTACCCATGCACTCAAATTCTTCCCATGTTGTTTGGCAACCTTCTTATATACATCAGCCCTAGCTTGATCTAGTAGAATAATCATTTGTTGCTTGTCCATTACTTTTCTCATTTTGTACCTCGTCGGTTTGTGGTTGTCTATTGTGCATGCACCTAGTGAGAAGATGATCGTAGTATATAGATTTTAATATATCTATGCTAAATTTTTTTATGATCCACTGGTCCACAATGCTTTCTAATTCCCACCTAAAAAAATGTAATTCCCCCCCCTAAAAACCTAATTCTATCTAAAAAAGCATGAATTTTGATCAAATATACCCTCTAAAAAGGTAAATTCCCCCCTCTAAAAAGGTAATTCTTTTGCTCTTTTTACACCCCTTTTTTAGTGATTTTTACCCCCCCCCCACCTCTCACTACTTTAGCATGTGTATGTATGTATCATCTAAACTACTGAAATATATAAACAAAACAACAAAAATAAATAAAGTAAATAATAGTAATTAAGAGAGGGGGGGGAGGGGGGTATTTTTTAAGGGGGTAGTGTATATTTTTTTTAGTGATACACCCACATGATACACAAGCATGATATTTTTTAGCTAGTATAGAGATACCCCCCCTCCCCCCTAGCTACTATTTCCCACCTATTTAAAAAATGCTTTATTTCTCAATACTTAAACAACATTGATTTTTTCTAAAAAGTAGGAGGGGGGGGAGGGGGGTACTAAAAACGATAAAAAAGTATCTCAAAAATCATAAAAGAATTAGGTTTTTTATAGGTAGAATTTAGGCTTTTTTACCTATGAATTGATACAAATAGGTAAAAATCACTACAATTCTACTCAAATTCAAAGAGAATTTGAACATAATTAGAACAAATTAAATCTTCCTCTGAAGCCTTTTTAAGCTATTCATATATAGCCCATCGATTTAATAGAGAGGTGATAGAATATGACTCGCAAAAGAGGATTTATGAGGACAACCCCAACGGCAAGGAGTAATGCTGGACTACGTGCCCAAAAGCAAGGTAAGACGGCTGAGGAACAAATCTTAGAGATAGGTGCTTTCTATCTGGAGCATAAGATTGCTGAGATAAATAAAAGACATGAGCCTTATAAAAGAGTAGGTAGTGGAAAGAATTGCTTCCATGCTATTTACTCTGACAAGGCGGGATGTGACTTTGAGATTTGGCTACCAGGTGGACGAGGTGGCTATTTAGAATGTAAATCAAGGGAAGGCATGAGAATACAAAAATCAGCGATTGATCCATACCAACAAGAGCAACTTGACCGTAGACTTGCATGGGGGCAAATAGCCGTTGTGCTTGTAAGACTTGACGGTGTTTGGTTTGCATGCTCGTGGCAAAAGTTTAGAGATTTTGAAAAGAAGAGTTTTACGGTTGCTGATCTTCTTCAAGTAGGTAAGCCCGTCCCCATGCTTGCCAACTTGCTACCAGATTTCATTAAGGTGCTAGATCAAATTTGATCTGATATAAATTCTTTGATATATAAAGCTATCTTTCATCAAAGGACAATCCATGAAAATCACTATTGATCTGACTAAGAATGTTGCGATTGTTAAATCAATCATCGCTCTTGCATCACAACTAACATCTCCAGAATACTTATCTTATATCTATGTAGGTGTATCAGATACTATCCTCACACTAAAATCCACAAATCTTGAAGCTACCAAAATCGCTCAATTTGATCTTGATCAAGCGGTGAGTGAAAAAATTGAAATCTTGATGCACCACCAATCACTGGCTCAAGCAATCTCTATCTTTAGTGGTAAAATCACAATTGATTTTGACAAGCAAGTCATTTCTCAAGGCTCAGTTAAGATTTACTACAAGGCTCATGATCCTAAAGAATACCCCGAGATTTTTAGTGATTTTGAGATTGATGAGTCTACACCCGTATGGAATGAAGCTGAATTGATTGATCTAAAGAAAGCGATTGACCTAACCGAGCCTTGTGCCGATAAGACTGGTCAGAGAGCAAGGCTCGGTGCACTTCATCTTTCAACAATCGGTGACAACTTGATACTTGAGGCTACAAATGGGTATACACTCGCTCGCGTCACACTTGAAAAAAAGAGCTACCTTGATTTCAATACCCTCATCCCAATCTCTTCGCTAAAACATGTGAAAAACTTTCTTGATACTACAATCTACCCCACAATTACACTTGCTAAAGGTCATATCATTTTCAAGGATGTGTCTCAATTTGTAGCCGTAAGACTCATTCAAGAGGACTTCCCAGATACTCGCTCAATCATCCCCAAAGAGTATGAAAATTCACCTATTGTGTACGAATTGAATGCAACCTTGAAACAATGCTTGAAACAAGTCGCAAAAGTTCAAACGGATAAAGAGGTGAGTCATATCATGCTATCCGTGGACAAGCAAAACAACTTTCTCATCGTTGGTAGTGATACTAGTGGACATGATTTATACGAATATGCTGATGATGATTTTGTAGAAGAAGGTTGTGCTTCTTCCAAATTCTCAACCGCCTATTTTGGTCACGCTATTGCACATACTACTAAAGCCTATCAATCTGGCGTACTCACTCCTCTTGTATGTGAGGATGATAATAAGAAAATCTTAATCCTTGTCATGGCTCGTAGGAGCAATTAAAAAATAATCATACCCCTTGTGATTTAGCTACTATGAAAATCCACTCACACAAGGGGAAATTTAAAAAATGCAATTCTCAGATCATGCTCTATCACTTTTGAAGAGCTACTATCTACTATCTTATGAAACTGAAATTGATCAAGCATTTGAGCGAGCAAGCAAGGCTTATTGTGCTGATGATTATGCTCTAGCTGATCGTATCTATAACTATGTGCGACAAGGTTGGTTTATGTTCTCATCCCCCATCCTATCCAATGCAAGGATCAAGGATGAGGAAAAGCTAAAGGCGGGCTTGCCTATCTCTTGCTATCTCACCTATGTAAGCGATGATCTTGACGGTTTGATTGCACATACAAGTGAAAACCGTTGGCTTGGCGTGCTAGGTGGTGGGGTAGGTGGCTATTGGGGGCATGTACGGGCGGTATCCCAAAAAGCCCCCGGCCCTATTCCATTCATTAAGACGATTGACTCGGATGTTGAGGCTTATAGACAAGGTAAAACTAGACGCGCAAGTTATGCTGCGTACCTTGATATTGATCATCCCGATATTATTGAATTTCTAAATCTAAGGCTACCTACTGGCGGTGATACAAATCGCAAGGCCTTCAATCTTCATAATGCAATTTGTTTAAGTGATGCATTCATGCAAGCGGTGATAGATGATAAAGCATGGGACTTGATAGATCCACATACAAGCGAAATAAGAGAAACGGTAAGAGCAAGGGAATTGTGGGAAAGAATTTTAGAAGTACGATTTAGAACTGGAGAGCCTTATCTCATGTTCAAGGATACCGCTAATAGAGCCTTGCCCCAAAGTTTAAAAGATCAAGGATTACAAATACATAGCTCAAATTTATGCTCAGAAATTTTCTTACCAACGGCTAAAGATAGATCAGCCGTATGTTGTCTATCTAGCCTCAACCTTGAATATTTTGATGAGTGGAAAGATACCACTATCGTTGAGGATTGCATCACTTTCCTAGACAATGTTTTACAATACTTTATTGATCATGCACCTCACCAACTCAAGAATGCGATACATGGAGCAAGGCAAGAGAGAAGTCTTGGACTTGGTGCTATGGGCTTCCATTCGTACCTACAACGCAAGAAAGTATCCTTTGAGTCAGTAGTAGCGAAGAGTTTGAACAATAAGATTTTCAAATTGATTAAAGAGAAAGCCGTTGCTCAAAGTGAAAAGCTTGCAATTGAACGAGGTGAATATCCTGATGGTTTAGGTACGGGTAGACGCAATGCACATTTACTTGCGATTGCTCCAAATTCAAACTCTAGTATCATCCTAGATACATCACCTAGTATTGAGCCATGGGTAGCTAATGCATTCACTCACCGCACAAGAGCGGGGACATTCCTTACTAAGAACAAATACCTTGATCAATTACTACTATCTAAAAAACTAAGTGAAACTCAATATGAAGAGGTTTGGCAATCCATCATCATTCATGAAGGATCCGTTCAGCATTTAGATTTACTCACCGATCAAGAAAAACAAATTTTTAAGACGGCTTTTGAGATTGATCAACAATGGATTATCTCACATGCTGGGGATAGGCAAGTACATATATGTCAAGGTCAATCCACTAATCTTTTCTTCCCCTCTGGTAGCTCAAAATCCTATGTCAATGCTTGCCATCTTCAAGCGTGGAAACAAGGTTTAAAGTCAGTGTACTACCTTCGTACTACGGCGGGGACTCAAGCTGAAAAGATCAGTAAGCCAGTGGTTAAGCAAGTGACAAAACTCGATGAATGTATTGCATGTGAGGGATAAAAATGAGTGATTTACTAAAAGAGAGCAAAACCTACAAGCCTTTCAGATATCCTTGGGCTATGCAAATCGCTGAAGAGCATGAGAAGATGCACTGGGGGACATGGGAGGCAAAACTACAAGAGGATGTAAAGCAATGGAAGAGCAACTCGCTATCACCTGATGCTAAGAAATTCATCACTCAAATCCTTAGAATTTTTACTCAATCGGATGTAGCCGTAGCTGATAACTATGTGGATCAATTCTTGCCCATATTCAAGAATAATGAAATCAGAAACATGCTGCTGAGTTTTGCCAACCGAGAGGGTACTCACCAAAGAGCCTATGCTTTACTTAATGATACACTGGGCCTTGATGAGAGTGAGTATGCATACTTCTTAAATCACAAGCCTATGCTCGATAAAATTCACAATATGCAATCAATCAATCCTAGCGATTTCGTTCAAACGGCTTATTCACTTGCTCAAGCGGTATGCAACGAAGGGATGTCTCTTTTCTCAGCTTTTGTCATGCTCCTCCACTTCCAACAACAAGGCAAGATGAAAGGCATGTGCGAGGTTGTGGAATGGTCTATTAAAGATGAAAGCTTGCATGTAAAAGCAATGACTCAGCTCTATCAAACCTATGTAAAAGAGATGAATATCAAGGTTGAGCAAGCGGAAATACAAAACCTATTTACACAAGCCGTTGATTTAGAAGATCAGCTGATTGACATGATCTTTGGGGAGGCTCAAGTAGTGGAAAGCCTCGTGAAAATTGAAGTCAAGATGTTCATTAGGTATCTAGCCGATCGTAGGCTCATGCAACTTGACTGCCTACCTATTTACCACATTGATAAAAATCCACTACCTTGGCTTGACTGGATTGTGAACGGCGTATCTTTCAAGAATTTTTTTGAAGGTGTAGTCACTGATTATTCGGCAAGTGGTATGACTGGAGCATGGGGATGGTAGTCAATCGGACAAGGTAAAATGATCGTATTTTTATAAAAATATAAAAAAACATATATACAATTTAAGAGGAACATGTTAAAAATAGATTAAAGCATCCAACCGTATTCATATTCACAAAGAGGACATATGAGCTTTAAATCTTATTTGCCATCCATCAAGGCTTTGATCAAACAAAAGCTTGAGGACAATACCCGTCTCTTAAACATGTTCATACACATGACCTTCTCAGAAACACCAAAAGAGATTGATGACGGGATTGCGATGAAAGAACTTGCTCTCAAAGATAGAGCCAAACTTGTTGAGATTGATCAAGATACCCGTTGTATCTACAATCTTACCCCTCATGACATTCACTTTATGGATGATGATCAAGCAATTCTAGCAACAATCAAGCCGTCTGGGCTTGTTGCTCGTCTTGAGGCCTCTAATCCACAAGATCAAATGAGCATGCACAATTTTGTTGTAGCACCCGTTGATTTAAAAGGCTTATACCTACCTATCATTAAAGCCAAAATCACTACTAAATCACCGCTTGATAAGGTCATTGATTTACCACCTTTTGAAGAAGGCGTTTACTACATTGTATCCATGCCTATCTTCATGGCTTTCCCTCTCAGAACTGATCTTTTACAAGTCGATCCAGTGAGAGATAGCAAAGGCTTTACAATTGGGGCAAAAGGCTTCTTTAGTCATCCATAAGATAATCTATATTATATTATTGTATCTATACCTATTATATGTATATATGTGTTTCAAACTTATAACAAAGGAACAATCTATGAGTAGTGAGTTAATTGATAGTTTTGCTTATATCACACCAACACCTGGTCATCTCTTCATTGATATTAAATTAGTGGAATCAGCTGGTAGAGTAGTCGGTAAAGTAATGTCAACAAATAAAGAGGATAATATTCTTCGTTATGGTGCACATGTACTAGTGGATACTCAACCTGATGATGTCATTGATTTTTGGTTTAAGGGCAAGCAATACCACCGTATTAAATATGACTATATCATTGCTATACTACATAAGGGAGAAGAATAAATGCTAAATGCAACTACTGTAAAACAATACCTGATCGATTATTTCTCAGCTTCATCACTAGCTAAGAAGCTACAATATGCCGATATGTGCACTTCACTAGATCAAGAGCCAACATTGCTCAAACCTCTATATGATATCAGCTTGGAAGGTGTGCTACTACAAGATGATAACTCGGTGAAACCTCTTTATAGGTGGAGTGACTCTATCGTGGGGCAAAATGAAGATCAAATCGCAATGCTTAAATCTTTGGATAAGGTTGCCTTCTATGTCCCTCTTATCCCATCACTAGATACTATTACTCAACAAATCTGGGGATGGCAACAACAATTTGATGGACGGGCAACAATCCCCGGCGTACTCAATCACTTAAAGAATGAGATTGCTGAATTTGAAGAAACTGACGTAGGTAGTGAAGATGCTGAAAAAGAATTTGCTGATCTTTACATTCTACTTATGCACCTTGCTGCACTTTCAAACATTGATGTAAGAACGGCGGTATCCAACAAGCTAGCGACCGTACAAAAGCGAGATTATAGCGGTGAGCCTGATGCTGAAGGTTGTATCACTCACAAAAAATAAAAATATCTAAAATATATATTTGATCTTGTGTTTATGAGTATCTCTCAAACACAAGGATTTACACATGAGCGAAGAAATCTTACAATCGCAAGAAGATGCATACTTAGATCAAGAAGCTTTCCACAAAGAACTTGATATGATCTTTACTCTGATCGAAACACAACAATCCAATAGGATGTATGTCAAGGGACTTTCTTTTGTCTTTTTGATCGTATGTATCCTCTCAAAATCCCCCCATGCAAGCTACATCTTTTGTTTTGCTACCTTGCTCTTACTCTCGCTTGAAATTGAATGCAAGAACAAGCTAAACCGTCTTGGTTGGCTCTATGACTGGACAATTGTTAATCGTCAAACGGGCGATACTTCCTACCGATACTCTTTTGATACCGAAAGATTTAGAGCATACGATAGGGACTTGTATTCTTACCTAGATTTTGATAGTGTGCCATTCTTCGTTCTTCAAATCTTGAATTTCTACATTCTTTCCTAAAGGATCATGATCATGATGTTACTCATTGGCCGTAAAGGCAACCTCACATACTTTGACGATAAAGGTGAAGCTCATACTAAAGTTTTCCCCAAATTCAGCCTTAATCAAGCTCAAGTATTCATTCAGCTTGGGCTTAGCAATCAATACATGAATGTTTTGGGGCAAATTGTGACCTATGGCTGAGTCAGAATTTCACAAGATTGCAAATGCTTTAGCTACACTACTGGAGCAAAAGAACTTGGCCTACGGTAATGCTTTCGCTAAAACTACCCAAATCCTTGAACTTCTTTACCCTGAAGGGATTAAAGTAGAGCAATACAAAGATATCCATGTGATTGTTCGTATGCTAGATAAGATTTCTAGGATTGCAAAAGACAACGATCCTATGGGGGAAAGTCCCTATCAAGACTTGGCTGGCTATTGTCTCCTTGCACTAAAGCAAATGAACAAGTAAAAATTATTGCACCAAAAATAAAAAGTTTTTTTAATTAGTAGTATTTTATATATATAAGTAGTTTTTAAATTGTTTATCCTACAAATAAATAAATAAAAAGAGGATAAATAGATTATGGACGATTTACAACTCTTGGCGTCGTATATGGAAACGCCAACGGATCCGCAAGTACTAGAAAAATTATCAATTAGGTGCAAGCCTGTGCTAGAGAGCATGAGGCTAGATGAAAAGGTGGAGGCTCAAGTCGTCCGTAAGATCGGTTTAGATGCTTGGTGCGATATCCATAAAATAGATGGTACAATTGCTAGGCTGATCTATGTCTACTTGGGGCAAGTCAAGATCAAGAAAGCTGCTAAAGCAAGCATGTCCCCCAAAGATATCCATAGAATGATCCTAGCGGGGAAATCAACGGCTTACATGGCTCGTAAGCTGAATGTCCATCGTGACTCAGTGAGAAGAGCAATCGTAAAATTTGGGTATGTAGAACTTTATGATAGTAATCGAAAGAGAAGTAAGGTCGCTAAGATCGTTAATTTACTTGAGAGTGATGGGCAACTGACTAATCTACAAATCGCTAAACAAGTAGGTACACAAGAAAGTTATGTAGCGAAGATCCGACATACTCACGGCTTTACACTAAAAACGAGGAAACCCCCCGCCGAGTATCTCCAAATGAAGCTGGATGAAGGCTTGTGTGCTAAAGAGATAGCGAGCGAGCTTGGGCTTTCGCACCGTACAATCCAAACATATTTATCTGGCTATGGCATACGAGTAGGTGACTCCCCCGCTTATAGATCAGTCCCCGCTCTTAGAATAGAGGCTATGCTCATAGATAAAAAATCAATCCCTGAAATCGCTGATGCACTATGCAAGGCTGAGAGTACGATCAAAACTTATATTTATCACTACAAGCTTTCGCACCTAATACTAAGAAAGTTTGATGATCCTGAGCTACCTAAGAGAATAAGGGCAATGCGAGATGAGGGGCTTACAAATATGTTCATTGCTCAATCCCTCGATGTTTCCGTAAGTTATGTTTGTGCGGTAGTCAAGAGATTGGGGATGCCGTCAAGACGATATCCACCTAGTACCCAACCGAGTTTATTTGAAAACTTTGATGATCTAAAAAAACTTTTAAAAAATATTTAAATT